GATATCCTTTGACACATTGGATCAAACAAGTTCCAATTCATTCACTGTGTACTTCAATACACCTTTGAAACAGGTGGTTCAAGCACGCTTGTTAGGTCTCCACGTCCACACCCGTGGGTCCGTGGAACATCTCTATATGCGAGTCCGCGAACTGGAATCCAACTTCAATGACCGACTCACCAAGGATCCACCAACGACCCCAGCCACTTCACCGGTCCAGTCCATTGCTCGTGGTGCCTTCGCGTCCATAATCACGGTCGATGATGTTCCTTCATCGGATCAATTGATTACATTCAGAGACAACTATGATCAAATTACTCAATTTATTCATCCTATAGAACACTTGGACCGTCTGACGGTGAAGTTGTTCAACCAGAACGGCGCCCTCATCCCGAATCCGAGTGGTGGAATTGAGATCAACCACTTCATCATCAAGTTCGTCTGTCGTTCGCCCAACCTTCCAGGGAGGCAGACGCTCCCGTGGGTTCAGCCCAGGGTTGGCATCTAGATGTCATCCTCCTCAACCACCTTGACCGTCCATTCCTGAACGGGTTGCTCTTTGATTAACTTTTCCAGTCGCATCTTGGTGGCCTTGACCGTTCGCTTGACGTGTTCAGCAAGTTCTTCTATCTTCTTGTCCTTGTTCTTCAAGAGCCACTCTTCATCCTCGTTAGACCACCGACCTGTCTTCAGGGTCGAATGTTCCTTGGCGATCTCGAGAGCCATCTTCTTCACCTTGGTGAGTTGTCCCTCGAGACCTTCAATCTCCTTGATCAGATCATCGATCGTAGGCTTTGGTGCCGGAAGCAGTTCTTGGTGACCATGCTCGCGGTGCCACAGGACCCTCTCCCAGAATGCCTTCATGATGGGCATGTTGGTCGCCCACCACTCGCGATCCCGTGGAATTTCCACACAGACAAATTCGGCAGGCTTGGGGTAGGTGATTTCAGCAGGCCGATACTGAACAAAGTCACAGACTTCCAATTCGAGGCATTCCATTAGCACCTGAATTTGTGCATAATAGTACTCAGGTGGCGTTCCGTCACCGATGGCTCGTGACTTCGGACACTTGATTTCCAAAAGTCTTCCTGTGTAGGTAATGCCATCGGGTGATCCACCAATCCAGTCGAGGGTGTGATGGGGTTCCAAACCAATCTCAAAGACCTGTTGATTGTGGCGTTCCTCATAAATCTGTCTGGCTTCGTCTTCATACTTCTGTCCGTGCTTGGTCGCCCAGTCATTGAAGGGTTCACTGACGCCACACTTTTTCAGAATCAACTTCTCGGGCTTTTCGTAGGGATTCACCCCTATCGCCGTACCGGCATCGGATGCTGTGAGCATCGTGCCCCTCATCTTGAACCACGCATCGGAACGTTGTTCAGGATAAGTCTTGTTGAAAAACTTCTCCGCTTGGGGATGCATACTAGTTAGCATAGGGCTCTAATGTTTAAGTGGAGGACTTGGTGGGCGTCTTCTTCTTGCGTGATGATGATGACTTCTTAGGCTTGGGCTCCTCAACCTGAATAACTTCTTCAACTTCGGCGACGGCAGCCGCTGCAACCGCGACGACCTCCGGCTCGGGGACCGGCTCGGGCACAGGCTCCTCCTTGACCACAACGGGCTCCGGCTTGACCACCACGGGCTCGGGTGCAGCTGAAAGAATCAACCGAAGACCATCGACATCCACGACCTTATCAAAATTCTTGGCGAACTCCCTGAAAACACCGTTTCCACGCTTTTCCACGACGACCACATCGGGACCGAAAGCCTTCACATCCGAAATGGACTTCACGGGAAATCCAGTTGGGACATCCACAGAAACCCCGCTGGACTTGCGACCCCAGGCGCGAATCTCGTGACCAGTGCACAACTCATTGACTGTCTTGGAAATAGGATTGATAAGGGCGACCTTCATTATTACTTTCTGTGGACATTTTTAATCATGGCATTCGGACGTTTGGATGGTACCAGTCTCTTTTCAAGTTTCTCCTCGAGTCGCTTCAAGGTGAAGTAGGCTCCAGCCTGTTCGGCTTCCTTCTTGGTGGATCCCTTTCCGGTCCCCCACTGATGTCCCTGGACGTAGACACCCACCCTGAACTTGGTGGCATCCACATGATCCAGTTGACGATATTCAGGCAGATCCCACTTCTGAGACTGACAGACACGCATCAGGATGTCCTTGTAGTTGTCATCCACCATCAGCCTATCCAAGCGGATGAGATCTGGGTTATCCAGGACGCCCAGGACGAACTTCTTGGCTTCGATCATTCCAAGATCCAAGTAGATGGCACCCACGAATGCTTCAAAGACATCTTCAAGAATCTTTGGATTGTTGTTCCATCCATTTCTCATTCCCTTTTCATCCATCTGAACCCAGTTGTGAAATCCCAGTTTGGCAGAAACGTCCGCCAACGTCTTTCCACAGACAATCTTTGTTCTCGCACGAGTTAGAAATCCCTCCTGCAGATTCTCGTACCTATCGAACAAGTACTTGGTGACAATAAAGCCCAACACGGAGTCGCCCATAAATTCCAACGTTTCGTAGGAACCTTCGACGCCATCGTGTTGAACAGAAGATTTATGCTTGAAAGCCTTTCGGTACACATCGATGTTTTTGACGTTCGTACCGATGATGGCTTCAACCTCCTGAGTGGATATCATTTTCTAAAAGTAAGGTGCGTTTTTTGTTTAAGCCTTGATGAAGTGCTTGGAGATGTGCTTCTGCAAGGTCATATAAGAGAGGGTCTCTCCCTGAGGTGTTTGCAGGAGCTTCTTCAGAGGCTCATCCTGAATAATCTTTCGTCCATCCTCTGGATGAGACAGACCCTTGTCCTTGACATACTGCTTAACAAAGCGGGTCACATCCGTGCGAGACACCTCAGTGCCCTCGGCGAGACCCATGAAGTCAGTCAGGTCCTTGGTGACCTTGCTGGGCTTGTTGAACCCGGTGTTGGCGGCGCGCTCCTTGGCCTTGGACCCATCGGGATCATCCTGAACCTTGGCGATCTTGCGGACCAACTTGGTGAGACTCTTGATCTCCTTGCGCATCTCAGCGAGCTCCTTCATCACATCCTCGGTAGACATTGTTTTTTCGTACTTACCTTTGTTTTCTTTTCTTTAATTTACTTCTCAAGGAGAGATCCCCCGACACCGCTGAGGATCTTGTAGGACATGGCATCCCTGACGAGCGCCTGGTCACCACAGAACCCACCCGGGGTCAGGTCCTTGGTGTAGTAGGCGGCATCCTTGCCTGGGCCGGGCACACACTCCAGCGTGTAAGGCAACTTGGTGATGGCATCGCCGCTGATCATGGGCTCAACCTCCACCGGCTCCGGGGACAACCTGTACCCACTCTTCTTCATACCCATGAAGCACTTGACGTACATGAGCACCACAATGGCAATCACAAGGACGAGGGCCAACTGATTACTGATCATACTTCTTTACTAAGACATTTGATTTTTTTCTGCGTTAAAGACTTGACTATAAGTTTATAGACTGACACCAGAAGACATGGAGGATTTCGAGATTGAACTTGATAATAATAGCGAGATCATGGTCGACCTGGACAATGAGGAGCAGGATCTTTTCAATGGTGTCGTCCTGGATGCCACGAAGCGCAAGCGAACGAACAACCCGAGCATGAATGACCGCCCCATTGAGGCACCTGTGTCCTCATTCATGGCATTTGCCAACCACGGGAAGCAGACGCCTTCGGCACGTCCTCCGCCGCCACAGGAAGAGCCGGAAGATCACGGCGAGGCGTTTGATGACTATGGAGGTGGCGTTGGTCTCGAGGGAGGCTACGAGGACGATGCGCCTTCCCCTGGGTACAAGTCCATTGATGATGAGAAGGCTGACCTTTTGAATAAGATCACCCGTCTGGAGAAGAAAGGTATTCGATCCATTGAGCGTCTGAACATGCATTCGTCGATTCATGACATCCGTGGTGAAGTCAAGAGGATGTCCTATTCGATCGAGGTGGATCAGTCCGTCAAGATGCAGAGAAGGATGCTCATCGCCTGTGTGACCGGTATTGAGTTTCTCAACAAGCGCTACAATCCTCTGGACATCCATTTGGATGGGTGGTCCGAGTCGGTGATGGATGGCGTGGATGACTATGATGATGTATTCGAGGAGTTGTATGTGAAATACCGCGGCAAGGCGAAGATGGCACCCGAGTTGAAGTTGATGATGATGCTCGGTGGTTCCGCCACGATGTTCCATCTGACCCACTCGATGTTCAAGTCTGCGATGCCTCAGATGAATGATGTCATCAAGCAAAATCCCGATCTCATCAAGAGCATGATGTCTGCCGTGGCGAACACTGCCAAGAGCGCCCAAGCGAGGAATGTGGATCCTCGACCAGCGCCACCGATTCCTCGAAGGGAGGTCCAGGGTCCAAGCATGGATCTCTCGTCGCTGATGTCTAATTTCATGACTCCCCAGTCCACAACGACCCGTGATGTGGAGGAAGTTCGCACGCCGGCGGCACCTCCAAGCGACGGTAACATTGAGGATGACATCTCGGACATCGTGAGCGTGAATGGCGAGTCTGTCAAGGACGTGGAAGTTTCTGCACCCAAGAAGAAGCGTGGCAAGAAGGGCAAGACGACACTTGAATTGTAAATAATTTCCTAGTTGATACTAAATAATGGTAGGCTATTGTTCCATTGAGGATGCCTACGGTGGGCTTCCTCGGGAAACGGTCAAAGCACCGCCGGCTCCCGAGAAGGCTGCTGATAGAATTTTTCCCACTGACAGGGTGGAGTTCTATGAGGTCGAGGGTGTGATGGATTCGGAGTTGGGTTACATGGTGGTCCTCTTCATGGCAGGTGTTGCTGCTCTGGTTCTGAGGGACATTCTTCGTGCTCTATCTTGAGAAACCGCTTTCCGGTGAGATAACCATGATAGAATAGTTCTGTTTTCTTGTCATCGTCCATAGAAAAATTAAATGCCTCGCCTTCTTTCATCTTAATGTAGATGGTAGGCTTTTCATAGACCACTCTATTTCTCATAATCGAAGTGATAAAGTGTTGTATGAAATCAACAAACGACCCTATGTGGGGTGGCTTCTCCATCGAAGGTTCAGGATCCAGTTCGATTGAGACAAGTTCCTCCATGTCCTTGCCCATGAAAGGCGTCAGTGGACATGTTTCAAACGCTGCCAGATCCACATATCGATGCCCTTGGTAGACCACGGACTCGAATAAGAATGGAATGCTGATGCTCATGCAGACCGCGTGGGAGACTGACATGTCAGGATGGGTGTGATGTGAAAAGTAACAACTCTTCTGCAACGTAATATTGTATGCCGACACATAAAAATCCAGTCCGGTCCATTCTTTGAGTTCCTGAAATGTGAAATCTTCCTTTCCAGACAATTCCATACATATTTTTGTAAATACCTCCTTCCACCTGGTTGCCGGTACCAAACCATAGTTGTTCAAAAGAGACTTTAAGTTTAGTCGCATAAGCGAATTGACATCGGCAGCCTCTCGGATGATTCTAAAAAGTCTGACGATGTCCCACTTGGCTACCAGACATCCAAATGCCACGATGGATCCTGCAGATGATCCAGCGACGGCTTCAAGATCTTTGGTTTTATCGTAATTGTGAAGTGCATAAACTGTCCCTAGGATGGCATAGAATCCCATGGCACCAGGACCCACGACGAGATACTTCATCCTTTTTAGAACTCGAGAGGACTTTGTGAGCGAATAACCGCGAATAAGATCCAATAGAGAAAAGTGTTTCTTACGATCAGATCTTGATTCGTGGTCATCCCGCTCAGAAGAAAGTACATTCCTGATGCGAGATAGACCTCGCTTGGCCGAACCACGAATTTCATCACCCCACGAAGAATGATTATATACAGGATACCGAACACAGAGGTCATTCCCAGTCGATCTGTTAAGTCTCCCATACCCGTCACGGCGGGTGCTAGGAAGGCGAAAAGAACGGTTGGAACAATGACCTTTGTACTTGTTACGTCTGGTAATCGGCTCATATCTACTGATTGCCAACATTTAATCTAACTATAGTACTCATTTTTACAAAACTCAGAAAACGTGAGTTTCTCTGGAATCATATTATCATAACATTGTTGTCTGTATAACTCCCAGTTATTCCACAATTCATCACTGTAATAGGCTATCCAATCTTCATACTCGTATTCATTTGGATCCACAAAACCTTCCTCCTCCTCATAGTCATAATCCTCAATCACCTGAGGCTCGGAAGCAATTGGAGTATAGTCAAGAAGATTAGATCCCACCATCTTTGGTTACTATTTACTCTTCAGTTTTCTTCTTTAACTTGAGTTGAAGGCTTGATGTCTCCTTGGGCTCTAACTTATCCTCAATCTCCTTTATGATCTGATTTAGACGCTCTTGACCTCCCTCAATGTAATTTGGTAGTTCATCCATTAGGATTTTCTTAGTGATTACGGGCTTCTTAACCGACGTCTTCTGGGTGACCTTGGTTCCGCCACGCGTCTGGACGTCATCGATCTTCTGAGCCTTCATGTATCCACCAATGAAGGTCTTCAGGCTGGACTCGCGGTCCTTTAGTACCTTGATAGCCTTTTGAGCCTCATTGAGTTGCGTCTTGATCCCTTCGAGTTCGGCAATCGCCTCCTTGAACTGATCGCTAATCGGCATTCCGTCAGACATCGTTTTGTTAACCAGTGGTGTAATTTCTTTAATTCACAAACAGTCAGAGTTGTTTCCCTGAATGTTTACAATTATCTATTAATCTAGATCAATCTAAGCGGTACCCTGACCAAGCTCGAAAGCGGGGCGCATCTGATCCGGGACGATCGTGGACGTGTTGAAGATCGTGACGGCCTCGCGCGGGTTCGGGGGCTCCGACCGGATCTGCTGGTTGGCATTCCGGAGAGCACCGCCGACGGTCTCGGGGTAGCCGATGAGGGCACGGGGGTTCAGGTAGTTCTGACCCTTGAGGATGTCATCGGGAGCAAAGTCACCGAAGTCCTCCTGAGCCGCCACGTCGCGGGGAAGCAGGCTGGAGGCAACCCCCATCCCGTTGGCAGCCGCCGCGGGCACGGACAGAGACTCGCCATTCACCGGAGCGGGCATGGAGTCAACCACGTTGGCACCCTCGTAGTAGGACTTGTACATCATCCCCTCCTTCATCCCGAGGGCACGGCGGATAGCGCCGTTGTTCGCCCACATAAAATAACCCACAGCAACGAGCAGAGCCAAAAGCAACATGGTCTCGGTCTTCATCATCTTAACCTTCATATCGTTTAACATTACTTACTAAAAAAATTCCTCCTCTTCCTCTTCCTCTGGATCTTCCTCAAAAAGACAATCCGAAAAATCCACGACCGCCTTCTTCGGCTTGGGCTCGGCCTTAAACTTGGCCTGATGAAGCACCCATTCGGTCTCAAAACTTTTCTGGAGAAACTGCACCGACCGAAGTTGGACCACAACGTCTACCACGTCGTCCTTGGCAAGTTCCTTGTCCTCGAGCAACGCCCGCTTGGCGTCATACAGCCTGACCGTTTCAGCCTTGTGCACGCTCAAGATATTCTCGTCAAGAGAAAAAGAAGAAGTAAATGCGCTTTCAAGTCGAGAGTCTGCGATCTCCTTACCGAACCAAGCCACCTTAGACTCCTTAGCCTTTGCCAGAACATCATCCTCACACTGTGCCACGGTCTCATCATCAATCTTGAGAAGAAGTTCATCGTCCACGGAGACCACCTGGGCTCCCTTGAGTGTAACCAACAAAGGTTTTCCGTCGTCTGCACGAACGGCAACCTCCTTGACCCCGTCTTCCAAAGTAACGATCTTGGTAGAGAACTTCATTTCTATTTATTAAAATATAATGTTTAAGTAGATGGCATCAGACGCAGAAGATGAAGGTCACATAGAACACCTCGAAGCCAAGTTCCTGGTGGACAAACAAAAGCGCATCGAGAATGCCATGAGTTGGCACCCGAAGCAGGAGAAACTCATCAAATCTTGGGGCGAAAAGGCTCTGGGATACCGCTGGATCCATCACAGATGTGCGGTACGCCACAGCACGGCTCATACTAATTTTTCTATCATCAACATTGCCATGACCACCCTGGCGGGGCTGGGAACTCTGGTGGCTTCCTCGGAAGATGAAAATTCACAAATTCTTTTGTATGTATTCAGTTTTCTAAATCTCTCGGCCGCTGGAATTGCCAGCGTTCACAAGTTCCTGAGGTGCGGCGAGCAGTACGAATCCAACATGCAGACGTCCAAGTTGTTCAGTCGCCTGGCTCGTGACATCTCACTGGAACTCTCCCTTGAACCCGAAGACCGAATGAATGCCGTGGAATACTGCCACAAGGTCCGCGAAGACTACGACAAAATCATTGACCATGCACCCGAAGTTCCGAATGACATAATCAAAGAATACAAGAAAATGATGGACGAAGAAGATCCGGAGAATAAGTTGACTAGACCTGAAATGGCAAATGGAAAATTCAAAATATATTCAAGCTCTGAACGTGCAGATAACGCTAGTATAGAAGAACACACGACCCGGTGGACCAACCTACTGAACAAAGCCACCAATAGGTGGAGAAGTCTGCCACAAGCAAGTCGAAGTGAGAGACCGGTCCCGCCGACCCCAGCCTCGGTTGCCTCAGTGGTTTAGGTCCTCGATCCACATGTCCTTGGTGGTCATCCCCTGAATCCGCTTCAACTCATCCAATAGCGTCCTGGCTTCTTGCATGAGTTCCTGAACCGCCTCCTGGGTGTAACGCGAAGTCTTTAGTCCCCAGAGATGCTCGAAACTTCCATCGACCTTTTTGAACTTTTTGAGCATGTTCTCCTCGGCGTCCGCCTTCTTCAGTCCCATGACCCTGAGGGATCCATCGAGGATGCCCTTGACAAAGTTGGCGCGGTCCATCGCCATCCCGGAACGCTTCGCCAACGTGGCCACCAGATACTTCTTGCGCTTGTCGTAGAGTGCCATCCGTTCGGTTGCGTAGGTCCTGAGGATGTCCAAGGGCGTATCGAACTTTTCAATCCCATTGGGTCCGTGCAGATACATGTTGGTGCTTCGGATCGTCGAAGTCAATTTGAGATCCTTCTCCGGTGCCGACCCCTTATAGCCGGTGATCACAAAACGGACATTCTCCTCCGTGCTGTGATTGCTGTAGTTTTTGATGACATTCTTCTCAACAAGCCCTTCCAGAAACTCCTTGTAGGTCTGAGTCCACGTGCCTGGCGGGAGTTCGGTGACCTCGACCTTGTCCCCACTTGCCTGCCACACACCCTTGAGCGTCCAGATGCCCTCGTCCGATGCCGCAACGGTTCCCTTGAATCCACGGAACCAAGGCTTCATCGGCTTCAGTGCCTCACCGCGAATGAACCGTTTCAGATTTTCCTTGACGTCCATTGGATTGTGTGGAGGCACTTTACAACTGAACCCCGTCCCGATCCCTTCGGCGCCATTCACCAGGATCATCGGCATTGTGGGAAGGTAGTATTCCGGTTCGATAGGCTTTCCATCATCCTTTAGGTAGGTCAGACAGGCATTATCCCTTTCATCAAAAACCTTGGCGTGACCGGACAGTCGTGTGAAAATGTACCTGGCGCTTGCGTGATCTGAGCCACCCGCCAACCTTGTTCCAAACTGACCACACGGCTCCAACAGATTCATGTTGTTCGACCCCACAAAGTCCTGCGCCAACCCCACGATGGTTCCCTGAAGACTCATCTCACCATGGTGATAGGCAGTATGCTCCGAAATGTAACCAGACAACTGAGCCACCTTGACCTCGGACGTCAGATTGCGCTTTATGCACCCGTAAATCACCTTGCGCTGTGAAGGTTTCAGTCCGTCCCGAACATCTGGAATGGACCTGCGAATGTCCGCGTGACTGAACTGAATCAAGTCCTTGTGAATGAAATCTGAAACGGTCACCGATGTCACCTTTCCGTAAGGAAGGGGATCGCCGCGAAACGGTTCGGCGAGCCAGCGCTTCCGATCATCTGACAACGATTTGTCAAATGCCAGTCCGACCGACTTCTGACTTTCATGGTCAGCCACGAACCCAACCGTCAAACGTCCAAGATCCCTGAAGTACTCCTTGGCTTCCGCAGAGGTCGAGGTACCCAGACCCTTGTAGTATTTGATGGTGACTCCACGTGGCACCCTTCCCTGATGAGTCTGTTCGAGCCAGTTCACAAAGTCCCTCTCCGAGTAGAAGGATTCATTGATCCGTCCTCCTTTCACTCGGATCACCGGAGTGATCATGCTCACCACGAATCCCATGGTGATCAACTCGGGCCAGTAGCAGTCAAACATATTCAAGACCAGACCCTTGATGTGTGAACCATCCACGTCGGCATCGGTCATGATCATCAGCCTTCCGTAGCGAAGGTCACTGAGATCCGAGTACTTCTTGCCTTGCTGAAGACCCAGGATCTTCTTCAAATCCGAAAACTCCTGGTTGGCAGTCAGTGCCTTTGAGCCCAAGTCCCGAACGTTCCTTGGTTTGCCCTTGAGTGGAAAGACGCCATATTGATCCCTGCCGACCACAGACAATCCGCTGATAGCCAAAGCCTTGGCCGAATCTCCCTCGGTGATGATCAGGGTGCACATCTTAGACTTGGTTGTCCCTGCCCAGTTGGCGTCATCCAACTTGGGGATGCCCGAAATCCTGCTCTTCTTGGCGCCGTCGGTCTTTTTGAGGTCACGAACCTCGGAAGCCTTGGTCTGCGCCAAAAGTTCCTGTTCCAGAACGCCCTTGACCTGCTTCAAAAAGGCAGGTGTGGGTTCAAACTTGGAACCAAAGTCCTGCACCCGGGACATGCACTCGTGCTTGGACTGACTGGAGAATGAAGGGTTGACCAGAACTGCCTTGACTACCACCAACATACATTGCTTGATCTGCGAAGGTCTTAGTTTGGTCTTTTTGGCTAAGTCCGAAGTAATCTGATTGACTACGTGGTCGACGTGGGTTCCACCCTTCTCGGTGCAGATGCCGTTGACGAATGAGATTTGCTTAAATCCCGCACCGGCCGATGAGCATACCAGCACCTCCCACCGGTCTTGCTTGAGTTGCGCCAAGGGTTGGTCGGTGAAGCGTGAAGTGTAATCCTGGAGGTGCTTGATGGCCAGCATCTCACCATTGTAGTGAACCTTGCACTTGGTTGGCACCCACGCTGCTGCATCCAGAGCCCTCTTCATGAACATGTCTTTGACGTCCTTGGTGATTCCCTTCAGACCGAAACGTTCCCAGTCCGGCACCCAACTGACCTGCACCTTGGCTGTCTTTCCCGCGAAGGACTTGATTTTGGGTTCGGCACAGACGCGCATGTTGTCCTTCCAGACTTGATGATAGGACTTTTTGGTATCTGGGTCATCCACCTTTATCTCGAACTCCTTGGAGTAGATGTTGGTCAGTTTGGCACCATAGCCGTTACGCCCACCGGTGGTTCTCTCCTCGGAATCATCATAGTTGGATGATGTCAACAAGTGACCGAAGATAAGTTCGGGTGTCCAGACCTGTGTCTGTTCGTGGATCACCACAGGGATGGATATGCCGTTGTTGGCGATGGTGATTCTACCCGATTCATCCACGTCGATGGATATCTTCGTAACGGATGGATTCAGAGAACTCTGATCCAAAGCATTCACCAAGATTTCATCAAAAACCTTGGTCAGCGCCGGAGAGACACGTACAGTACGCTTGACGAACTTGTCACCCTGTGGCACCCACACATCCCTGTCTTCGGGCTTGACCTGACCCACGTAACTGTCGGGTCGATCAAGAATGTGTTGATGAAGGGTCTTTTTGGTATAAACCGTCATTAGTAAGGTACCTACCTTGCGTTTCTATTCTTTAAGAGCCTGAATGAAAATTTCACTCGTTTGTGACATTGGTCCCGGGGATTTTAACATTTGGTAGAGGATTGATACTGAAAATCATGGAGAGCATGAGAACCAGAGGGGTCGAGAAGGTGACCAGGATCCCGGTCCCGGGCATGTCGCGCTTCTGGAACGCGTAGCCAACGTAGAGGGGGAGCATGATGGAACGCCAGTAGTTGTAGACGTTGGTGCTGGTCTGGATGCCGAAGACCGGCGCGAGGACCGAGGGGACAATCAGAAGTGCGATGATTACGCTCAGATTTTTGACGAGATTCGTGTCGTCGCCGAGGACCCACCACCGAGGGATGGCGATCGCCATGAGCAGCACCATGTACATGATGGCACCGGGGGCCATCCAAAAGTTATTCTCGGGAGCTGAGAGGTAGGCAGCGAGAACCACCGCAAATGCAAACAGAAGTGTGAAAGCCGTCACACGACCATCCTTTGACTTATTGTCTGCCATTACTATTAGTGTTTGTGATTTTATTTGTCTGGACTTCGGGTTCAAACACCGGTTCCGGGACGGGCTCCGACACGGGCTCCGGCACAGGAACATTAAAGGTCATGGGCTCTGGCTCCATGGGCGGTGCACCTCCATTGTTCTTGAAGATCATCTTGAGTACGGGGTCGGCCAAGGTGAAGTTGGCACCGAAACCGAAGGCGGCAATGATGGCCGCGAGACCCTCGTTGTCTGGATAGTCTGCTTTGGGGTTGTTGGCCTGCACGAACATGGTGAACGCGAGCAGACCCATCATGGCCAAGGGAGGTACTGGGTTCATGAAAAGACCACGGAATGATTGGATACCACCGGCAAGTGCATACAGAACCAGCAACTGAACCAGTGGAATGAAATCTTTTTGCCAGTCTTTGAGATTTTCGAACCCCTCCATGGTTGTGTTGTAGGGGAGTTGTTTTACTTTATTTTCACTGACCACTTCGTTCCGTCCACGGAGGAAGAAGTATAGGCTCGGGAGAATGATCACCGACCATGCGAGGTAACTGAGATTATTGTAGAATGATGTCCCCGTGGTCAGTGTGACGCCCTTGACGCTGAGAAGCGAAGGAAGAGCATCCTGAATTAGCTGGAAAGCCATAATAAGCACCAGTGAAATGATACCGGTGTTCTGTACCCTCTTTTCTTGGATAACCTTGATATATCTCGTGAAGAAATAGACTAAGAACACAATTAGCGGAGGGATAGGGTTGCGAATCAGTCCCTGAGTATACGGACTGGTAGTCGCGGTCACCACGATAATCAATTGAATGGCAATAATCACCAGACGAAAGAACTCGGGTGTTTGGGCAAATGTTTTTGGTTTTCCGTCATCTTCAGAATCGGTGCTCGTGGTAAGTTCTACCGTTTGACGTTCGACAAAAAACCAAATATTTGGTAGGAGAAGAACAAACCAGAGAAGTGTCGACGCAATGGTATAGTTGGTGGTACCCGGCTGAAGACCTGCGAACTCACCGCCGACAAAGTTGCCCCTCTTAACGGCCGTGATTAACTGGGGAATCACCACAACGGCCAGAAGTGAAGCGCCACCCACCCACTGAATAAGGCGATTCTTATCAAATTCCTCTTCCTTCTGAACATATCGCAAGAGGTAGTACATAGAAATCATGACGATCGGAGGGATGGGATTCATCAACAATGCTCTGGCGGCCGGTGCAGCGGCGAAGGCACCTCCGGCGAGGAACACCTGGAGAAATAATAAAAGTGCCCTCGCCCAATTTGGTGACTTGGCTTCCTTTGGGTCACTGTTGACATTAAGATACATGGTAGGTAGGATCAGGGCCGACCACAGGACCCAAGAACCAAACATGTACCCTGGACTTGATACATCCATTATTACTATTATTATGGATTTTAAAATTGGGAGGCGATGCGTCCGGCCGTTTCACGAAGCGAGTCCACGTAAAGTGCCAAACCAGAAAGAATGATCATGCGAACCTGGCTGTCTGTCACAGTGAAATCAAAAAGATATTTCAAAAGTGAAGCAGTCAAGAATACAAAAATGCCGATGTTTCCAACTTCCCTCGCCGGGACGTCCAAGAACCCAATCATCACGTATGCAAAGATGATCATGGATGTCGAAAGGAAAATGAACTGAAAAAGATACTTGCGTTGCTCGGCGAGCCTTTCTGCTTCGCTTTTTTTGGCTATTTTTTTGACTGCTTTTTGGACTGCTTGTTGAGCTGCTTTAGCGCTACCAACAAAATCAAATGTTTGTGTTTCGTCTTCCTCGACTTCAAATTCTTCTTTCCTTGCTTTCCTTGCTTTCTTTGCTTTCTTTGCTTTCTTTGCCTTGAGATTTTCCGTGCGATTTACATCCTGACCGGTCAAGAGTGCCCACACCTGGAGAAAGAAGTAGGCAAACAGAAACTTGAAGAAAAAGTCAAAATCCTTTATGGTAGGAATGTAGGGTTCCGCCATTCTGCTATTACCCGATATAATAATTAGTTACCAGAGTGACTCCGAGAGGCACCAGGTACTTGGCGTAAGGATCCTTGAAGAGATCAAACTGACCCAGTGAACTTGGCACCGCGGCGAGGGCAATCACCAAGCCGGAGAAAGTCGCCGGGCGACTGGACCCCTTGGCCTGAAGGGTGATGAACAGGAGCGAAATCACCGAGAGGATGTAGAACAAGAGCGTGAAGAACTCCTTGAATGTCGCGGTCCTCTCTTCGTCCGAACCTTCCTCTGGTTCCGTTTTGTTCATGAGTCTCATAATTTTGCTCACCAACTGAAGAACAAAGTAGTTGTAAAAATACAGACTGATAAAGTAAACAGCCTCGGCGGGATTGAGCGCAGGCACCACACCAGTAGCGTCAGCCATATTACTATTGAGTTACAAAATTAATCATGGATGCGGGCACCACAAAATCCCTTGGGGTCTTCGATGGTCTTGTAAAGTTTCTTTCCCTCAGCAAATTCCTTGAGTTCGTCCAGGTTCGCCCAGAATTCCGGACTGTGATCATACTCCTTGACGGTCGCGTGGGCAAGTTCGTGCAGAAGGACGTGCATCAGTTCGTTGGGGCACCCGTCGACGCAAAGACCAATCTCGGAACCCTTGTTTGTGTTGAAACCCAATAACCCTCCCTGCATTCCGTGGTAGCCTACCAGTAGAATAGGTTCTTCCAACTTGCGAAACTTATGCCCCTCTGGAAGTTTTGAAATCTCCTCGCGAAGTTTCGTGTACCGTTTGCGCAAAGTCACCAAACTCTTGGGCTCACGGGTGATTCTGATGAATGACAAAAGGAGTAACCACATGGTCACATAAATTAGTATCTTCTGTGACATCTTACAATTAAAGAAGAAATTATATACTATAGTACAATGTCTCGTCTTGCAAAAGATAAACTCGTCGTTCCTGGTGTGTCATGGGCATGCCTTTCATTTGTTGGAAACCTTGATGGTGGTTGGGTTCGTCCTGCCGAGGGCGCCAAGCACACCGAGTTCATGATCAAGATTCGCGGTGCTTTCGGAACCAAGGGCGAGGCTGAGGAACATGCCAAGGAGCTTCAGGGACTGGATTCGTCCGTGGACATCTACGTGGTGAACATGTATGAGTGGCTTCTTCTTCCGCCTCCCCCGGTGTCAGAGATGGACAATGTCAAGTATACCGACGAGCGTCTTCAGGCGATCATGGATGGCTACAAGGAGAACCAGAAGCATGCCGCGCAGATGTTCGAGAAGCGCAAGGAGGACATGGCTGCCACGCCTTCAGGTTCAAAGATGCCTTTCTTAGAGGCCGGCGACGAGAACTCCAAGTTCTACAACAAGCCAGACGAGGCTCCTATCCCTCATCCATCCGAATTGGTGGATAAGTTCAAGGAGGAGTACCCTGACAAGAGTATGGAGGAACTTGTCAAGATGGCAGATGAAGAGGTCGCCAAGCTCATCAAGGAGCGCGAGGAGGAGCGCAAGAAGAACCTTCCAGCGATCGAGGAGATCACCGAGGAGGCTTCCGGCTCGGGTTCCTCAAAGGGTAAGGAGAAGATGGACCCTGAGCAGATGTTCAGTGGTTAAGCAGTGGGAAACACTTCAACTTCGCCTGAACCGGAACCTGGCACGGGAAGCATTTCAATTTCCAAGTCGGCATCTTCCCTGATAGGATAAAGGATATCTCTGGCCGGTAGCCCTGGAATCTCCTTGACATTTCCGAGGCGATCCACCACCGGTCCAATGGGGATTTGCTGAACCGTCTTACCAGGTTCCAAACTGAACCCTGCATATAACGATTCCGGATTCGTTACATACAGTGTATCACCCAAGACCTCCATGGGCGAGGCATAATACTTTGAAGGATCGTCACCTGGATCTGTCTGGAGGGGAATGTAAGATTCCCTTTGGTCCAAAATTATCCATGTGGCGAGCATTCCGAATGCAATTGATGCGATGGTAGTGTATCTGTCCATCTTCTACTAATTACTCAGATTTTTAGACGCCCCTTCCTGAAGTCAGGATAATTGGAGCAGCCTGACCAGGTCCGTTGTTCCTTCCACCTGCACCCATTCCCATAAAGAAACCAAGAATGAATGCAACAAAGATGATCACCATCCACACGAGAGGACTTATTCCACTGAATATAGTATCCTGTTGTGGAGGAGGTGGGTGGTGATAAATCTCCTGGTGGTGCTGTTCTTGTTGTTTCGGCATAGGAATTTCGTAATAAATGGGCTGAACCTGTTCATCCTCTTGCTGATCTGGTTCTTGCTCGACTTGAATATCAGGTCTATAAATGGGGGCAGCACCTCCATCATCCATATCAAATCCCTGTGGTATATTACTGTCAACCGCTACTTCCATTGGGAAGGATTTAATATGAATGTATGTTTTTAATAGTTTGGATGAGCGCACTTATTCCTCATCCTCGTCCTCATCTTCATCTGGTACAATGAATCCATCGAGATCATCATCTTCATCGTCGATGCCATCGTAGTCACTTTCATCTTCTGTACGAATAGACTCTACGTCGGAACACTCATCATCCGAATCGTATTCAGACTCATCAAAATCATCTTCAACGACTTCATCTGGTGTGAAAAATTCAGGTTTCTTAACCACGCGTCCGGAACGAGTTCTCGTTTCCATTATTAAGCAATGGGAATGTTTTTTCAATCAATAAGCGCATTTAGAAGACGTGGAGTAAATGGCTGTTTCGTTTCTTCGGCGGCATCCATTAGAACTCGTTCGCCTGTAATCGCAAGTGTTGCTGCCAATTCTGCTATTTCATCGTGGTAGACAGAATCACCCGATGGAAGGGAACCGGCCAAAGATGAGAATTCGTCCACGGCACGCCTGAGGTATCTACCACTTCTTTCCAAACTGACGCCCTTGAGAACGGTTACATCTGGGCTAATCATCTCTTTCTTTGCAGATTCCAGTTCCTTCTCGAACCGTACATACGTGACTGGATCCAAATCACGAAATCTTGAAAGGTTTGGAAGCATGTCGTCAACCGGTTTCCATAAATCAGGATTTACCGGCTTTCCGTATCCCGAACGTCTCCCTAATATGAATATGATGGCGAAACCTATAATCAGCAAAATGGTAATCATACCTTGTTTAATTTTTGCAGATATTTTATTATCTTGGGGTGAACCATGTACTTGCGACCACTCCGACATTTGTGATCTTCGTCGTGGCACTTGAACAGAACGGTCTTCGATTCCTTGTCGACCAAAAACCACCCATGGTTCCCCTTGTGCTCTCGCTCGATAAATTCACAGTACTTGCTCTGAGTTGCGATGACCCAGTGAGTCTTTTTTGGAATGATTTTGTCAATTCGCTTCACATTGTGTTGAGGATACACTTCCTGGATCCACTTGAGCAATTCGTCATTCGCGCTGGTTCCCGAAATGATGGTCTCGTTCCCTCCAAAGTGATCAAGTTCATTTCCATGGGGAAGAATGGAAAAACGTTCGAACATGCTTGCCGACGGTTTGGACTGAGATATTTCAGTGACGCCATCCTTTCCAATTTCAAACCTCGGTACATAGGGCACGACAAGTTCCTTGGTTTCTCGCTTCATTTTGTAGGACCAGATGGTTCTCAAACCCGTCTTGAACACTGACTTGTCCAGGACTGTTGACCATGGAACATCTGGATCGTAATCGACAAGGGTAGCCGTGATACGATTCAGAATGTTCAATGCAGACGAAGTTGTCACCGTCACCTGAGGCCACGAGAGGTGAACGCCATTCTTAAAATCGTCTCCCTGAGCGCGAGTACAAGTGGAGACAAGAACGGGTCCAAGTGAAGGAAACGCCGTGTGAAGTTGAATTGCCCAACGCTTTATGGTTTCATCTGTGACGGCACCCTGCTCTCCGGTCGTCACATAGTCGATGTCCAAAAACATCCTGAACCTGTCTGAACTCTTAGTCTGCTCCACCATGAACAACTTTTCACGATTGGACAGACATCTCATGCACATCTCATAAAATCTCTCACGCTGCTGAAGGGGAACGATAAGTACGCCCGATCCATTCATCAGTGTGTGAGTAATCGTGGTTCCTTGAGGTTTGGTTCGGAACCACCAACCAAGTCGCTCACATTCGTCTTTGAAACTCATGGAAGTCTTCTGGATACTATGGTTTTTTGTTTTTAAGCCTACATGAGGTTGCAGTAAAGTGTCATTTCATCGTCATTTTCTTCTTTCTTGGGTCCATACTTTTTCAAAAGATAGATCTCACCAACCACTTCTTCCTCGGTGAGTTCCTGGATGCGCTGGGCTTCCTCGGATTCAATATCTTCGGGATCAAGACCTAAGAGGTTCCTGAGTTCTGTGATACGTTCCTGTTTTGATTTTCGCATCTGTTTCTCCTTATATTAAATGGGATTTTTGGAAACGAGGGATTCAGCGCACGGTGAAAGTCATCATTGGCTAGCACTTGGTTTTCGATCAGTGGCCACTTTGCTTTTCTTTGAAATTCTTGCATCGTATCAAATGACATGTACTTATTTTCATCGTAGGTTCTTCTGATAGATTGTCTATTTTTCTTTCGCTCTTCGGTTATTTCCTTTTCACGGTTAAATCGTTCAATCATGTTCAATTGTGTTTCCCTGGGAATGTAGGTTTCAATCACAAAAACATGATATATGATTCCTTCATTCTCGGCATCTTCGAAATAAAAATATCTGTAGTATCCCTCCGAGATGGCTATGACGCCACGACTTTCTTCTTCAAGTTCCCTTAGCGCCGTGCGTATTGGCCATCCTACCTCGCGCTTTCTACATCCACCTGTCACAAATGTCCAATCATCCCAACGTTTATCACATACAGTTAAGTAACGTGTTGGTTCTTTTTCGTCAGGTACAACTAGGACAGTGATCGCTTTATGCGTCTGCTGATCCATTTACTTCTTCTGTCTCCTCTTCTTTATTAGGCTCTTCGGGCTCGGGGACATATTTGAGACCGTCTTCAAGGGCATACAGAGATGTCTTCAACCACTTGGTCTCTGTATAGAGATAGAAACTGAAACCAATGAGGAAAGCCACGAGCGCCATGAGGATCATCTCTTTGTTCATGAATGAGTTAAGCATTTATCGTTGAATACCAAAAATATTATCCAGTTCTCGCGCGTTAATCTCATCACGGCTCGTGACCTTGTAGGGAGGCGCCATAACCTCGGGTGCCTCCATCATCTCGTGGTGCATCCCCTCCTTGACACCGAACCACTTCTGAAGCGTTCCTGAACCAGGCTTGTAGCTGATGAGGAACACCAGGACGGCCAAAAATGCGATGAAGTAAAGATTCATTCTTATTATTATCCTGGGAAATTATATATGGCGAAGGTCGAACGAAGCAGTTACCCCGTCAAGAAGTTCATGGCCAAGTCACCCAAGGGCGAGACCATCTACTTCGGACAGGCAGGATACGGAGACTATGATCTGTGGTCAAGGGTGGATCCCGAGTACGCCGAGAAGAAGCGCTATCGCTACACCACGTCACACAAGGCTATCCTGTTAAAGGACGGAACCCCTGCGTGGAAGTCACCAGAGACCGCCGAGTACTATGCCATGCGCGGGACGTGGGATGAACCCCGTGGAAACCCTCTGTTCAAGCAAGTGGTTGCCATGAGAAATAAGAGCCTCACCAAGGAGGAAAAGGCTTTCATCGCTAAACACAAGAAATTACATTAAATTATTTAGTTCCTTCTTTGACTTTTGAATAGTAGATCGAAGACTGGCGATTCTAGCCGTCTTTCTTTGATTTGCCTCAATCCGGTTCATCCTGCCGGATTTAAGATTCTTACGGGTCCTTGCGCTTTTGGCGACGGCACTGAGCTTCATCAAATCTTTCATCGCGTTAAAGTACTCTTCGGGAGTGAAGTTCACGAGAGACCAGTTCTTAAATATGATACCGGGTAGAGGTTGCTCCACTGTTTTATTTTCGCGATTCGCTCTCTCGCGCACCAGTCTCATAGCCCGCCTAGCCCCCTCCAAATCGAGGATCGCCTTGACATTGTTCTTGTCATCGATCACCAGACCGAAAGATGTAATATTTTTATTCTTATTGTTCACAGGTTTCAAAGTTCTGTAACTGTAGTTCGCATATATGATGGGTTCGGTGAAGGTCGCGTTTTTTCCATTTTTTAAACCCTTGGCGATCATGCGCTTGAGAAGGATGGGCTTCATACCCCGTCTCTGTTCGTTGTTCATATTTCGCCACGGGGTCGCAATACCCATGGCTTTCCTCAGTAGTTTCTTAACGGCTTCGGACTTTGCATCATCCAACGCTGTGTTACCATCATCATTTTTCTTGAAAAGATCGATATTCTTCGCAGCCAAAAGCTCTTTTACCACGTCCTCTTGATTATTGAATGCGGCAATGTGAAGAGCTGTAACTCCGTCCGGCTTCGTCTTGTTAACGTTGGCGCCTGCTTTCAATAACTCCCTTGCGCAAATAGGTGCGCCGAATTGGGATGCGATCATGAGAGGCGTCCATCCCAACGATGAAGCTTTGTCCACTTGGACTTTCTTGGATTTTAACAATTCTCTTACTTCCGACACACGACCATACCTCGTAGCCACATATAGAGGCGTCCGTCCGCGCTCGTCCGCCTTGTTTACATCGGCTCCCTTCGCCAAGAGCAATTTCACAATATCCGTTTCAGCTTCCTCGGAAGCCGCATGCAGAGGCGTGTTTCCTTCCTCAGTCGCCTTGTTGACGTCGATGCCCCGGGCGGTCAGTAGCACCTTCACTACCCTCGTGCGACCATAGTAGGACGCCAAGTACAGAGGCGTCGATCCGGCTATATTCTCCTTGTTGACTTGGATGCCTGGCGCGGACAGTAGCAATCTCGTGACCACCCAAAAACCCTCCATGGACGCCCTGTGCAGAGCCGTCAATCCATATTTATCCGCCTTATTGACGTCGATGCCCCGGGCGCCAAGCAGCACCTTCACCACCTTCATGTGACCCTCGCTGGACGCCCTGTTCAGAGGCGTCCGTCCCTCCTTATCCGCCTTATTAACATCGGCTCCCTTCGCCAGGAGCGCCTCCACAATCTCATAGTCACCTGCTTGGGACGCTACGATCAGAGGCGTCTCTCCGTCCTTGTTCACCTTGTTGACTTGGATGCCTGGGGCGGCCAGTAGCAATCTCGTGATCCCCAAATAATTCTCCACAGTCGCAAAGTGCAGAGCCGTGTTTCCATCCGAATCCGCCTTATTAACATCGGCTCCCTTAGCCAAGAGCAATTTCACCAATTCCGAATTACCAATAAAGGACGCCTGCATCAGAGGTGAACGTCCATTTCCGTTATTCTGATTGACGTTGGCTCCATTGTTCAGGAGTTTCCTGGTGGCATTGACATTTTCTCGGTTCACGGCATTGACAAGAGACATATTACTATAATGTGACATTAATTATCTGAGATGACCTCGACTGAAATTTGCCTGAAGTTTTTTAGCAACATCGCCGCGACCCGGTGGCGACCATCGATAATACTATAAAAGTCACCATGCTCTTTGACCTTTACGGGCGAACCCTCGAAAAAGTCCAACTTTGCGATGTCTTCCTTCAGCGGGGTGGGTGCCGGATGAGGGTCCTTTTCATAGTCCTTCTCCTTTATCTTGCCACCCGCCCTCTTCACGGCGCGAAATATAGCCGGGGTCATCATAATTTGTGTGAGGTCAACTACTCGTGTGTCATATTCTACTTCTGGTTCGTACCACATTTATTATTCTTTGGTTCTCTTCTTTAATCCCATAAGTGTTTCTAAATTGTTTTTCGCTTTTTTGAGTGGGATCGGTCGTTTCAATCTTAGGTCGTCTGTCGTTGATTCTGAATTATTTATATCATCAATTTTAGATTCTTCTGTTATAATTACACTTTCCTTTCTCTTTTCTTTAGATGTTATTTCTTTATATTTATTGACAATCAAAGGATAATAATTGCTATTTGGTATTTGAACCCATGTATTTTCTGAACCTTTTCTAAATTCTTTTATAGACAAATTACCTCCAAAAATTTCTAGTGAATATCGTGAAGGAGCCCTGCGAGTGGGTGTAACTTTTCCTAAAATTCGTTTTTTATAAAGTGTAATGAACTGGTTGATTTCGGGTGTACGAACATTCTTACTATCCATGTTCCATGCTTTCATACACTCCCATGAACAGAACTGACCCATCATAGAAAATCGGTCTAATTTATAGTCGTATTTGTATGGTAGGTGTAAGATCTGTGAATCTATTCCATGGCAACACCACCAACAACATGTCATTCCATTTAATTAAAGAATAGTTATGTTTATTCTTTAATAAGATGTTGATAAGTATCGATGTCGGTATTAAAAATTTGGCGATGTGTTTTTTGGATGCCGACACAAAACGCATTTTTCAGTGGGAGGTGGCAAGTGTTCCTTCAGAGAGGCAGGGTGGACTTTTGCCCGCTTTGAAAGAACATTTAGAAAGAAGGGACTGGCTAAGGGAAGCCAAGACCGTCGTGATTGAGAGGCAACCGGACAGGAATAAAAAGATGAAAGCCATTGAACATTACCTTCATGGATTTTTCTGTGGGCGTGGTTTGGACACAATTGTTTTTGACGCCAAATATAAAATACCGGATGTCGTCGGACCCGGAAGAAAGCAATACATCAAACGAAAGAACACCGCCATCGAACGTGCCCGTGAGTGGATCACGACGAATTCACTTAATTCTAGTTGGCTTGATTTCTTTAATAACCATAAAAAGAAGGACGACCTTGCCGATACGGTGATGCAGGCACTGGCATTCATCGGTCAACAAAAACCCGAACCCGAAAAGAAAAGAAAAGAGGTCATTCGACCGCGCAGACCCACGCCCAATCAGCGTGATACTAAATATTCAAAATCCAATCTCGCATGGCTCTGGACCAACGAAGATCAGGAAAAACTAAGAAAAGATAAACGATTCGTAAAGGACATTAAACGTTATTTCCATTCCTTGGAGGAGTTTTCAGGGTTGTTGGAGGCGTGACAAGTTTTCTCTGTTTTAGCACCTGTCTAAAACCATACCTATGAATCCGTTTCAGTAACTTTAGGGTCCTCTGGTTTTCATAGGTCTGATACACAGATATGCCGAGTGACAAAGTGCTCATGGCATGATCTGGATCCACCTGAAAGGCTCTGGGTCTAATTCTCATCCCTTTACTTACCTGATAATTTTATTTTTTAATATAAATGGAGACTGCGTTCGTCATCGGTAACAAGACCATGATGTTAAAGTATGCTAGAAAGATGCCCGTCAAGGAGGTCGAGCGCATGAAATCCTTCGTGACAAATAAGGGCGTAAAACTTGTCAAGACGGATAAGTTCAAGATTTTGTCCGTGGAGGACAAGGACACCAGACGCACCTACAAGGTAGTCTTGTAGATGCCACAACATGATGTTTTGGGACGTTCGTTAAGGACTTTCTTATAATATGCTAAAAAGAACTCTAAAAGTTTCTCGGCAGACGGCCTACGTTTATAGTTGTTTTCAAGCATGAGACTTATTGTTTCACAAATCTCCGGAGGGGGGTTTATGTCTTTGAATATTTCCTTGGTTATCATTCCAAGTGAATAGATGTCAATCTTTTCATTGTAGGGTTCTATGTCGCGCATCTCGGGTGCCATGTACTTTCCAGTGCCAACACGCCATCCATCCGAATAGAATGTATTGTCACTGACCAAAATTTTACTTAGACCAAAGTCGGCGATCTTTACCTTTCCACTCTTGGACACCAGAAGGTTTTCAGGTTTCAAATCTCTGTGAATGACCTGTTCGGGTTTGCGCGAGTGCAAATAGACAAGTGCTCTAAGAATGTCAACCATGAAACCAACTCGTTCAGCCAAGGTCGTGGGGTTTCTGTCAATGTATTCGCGAAGATTTCCATTGACAAAATATTCCATTACAATCTGAAAAGGTTCTTCTGTGTATCCCAACAACTGACACACGTGAGGGTGGTGAATTCGTGTCATGGTGCTAAATTCACGTTGTATTATCCTTTTGATCTCCGAGGGGAGATGCTCTTCAAAATGCTTGATTGCTACTGGAGTTCCTAACCAATTACCTAAATAGACGTTGCCGTACTTACCCTTGCCTAGTACCTGGGTTTCATCCACCTGTATCATTTCTGGCGGAATCACCCAGTGAGTTCTATCACACATGGATTACTAAAAATATTAAAGAAATAAATCTCCATTATCAATAACAATGATTACCATCTGTGCCGAATCATCGACACCTTTTAAGATTCCAGAGGGGATGCAGGGACGCATGCGAAAGCTCACCGATAAGCGCAAGGCTTATCTTCAGAACCGCAAGGATCGGCGGGTCGAGGGACGCCGCAACGCGGTCAAGTTTATTACGCAGGAACTCGAGCGCTCCACCGATCTCTACGCCGAGCGCAAGGATCTGGAGAAGGACTTTCTCGATTTCTTCTTCGAGTCCAAGGTGGACAAGTTTGCCCGCCCCAAGCTCATCAAGGACTCCAGTGAGGACGAGGAGAACTAAAACTGACTGTATACAAAAAGAATGAACGCGACAGTCTGAAATATGTAGGTCACATTT